ATTTTTTGATTTGCAGGTAGTACCGTTTAGTTGTTTAAAGTATTGGTATGTGTTTTCTTTTTAGAACGCAAACATGCATTACATAATTGAATATTTAATCCGGTCAAGCAAAGACCGCCGAAAGGTAAAAATAAGCAACCGCGTACAGACTTTTAATTAAGTCGACAGAGCAGTGTATACATTTTGCTCAATACTAGGAGAAGTATTGTTTAAAACAGCCGTATAGTAACTAGGTTACTGAACCGGCGTCCAGAGAAACTGAGTGTTTCTTGGGACATGTATACGAATTTCAGCCATATTTATGGTATCTTTTCGGAAGTCTCTAATGACTTCCACTTCCCTCGCCCTAATAAATAATGTACCCCTTACTGATCAGCCTTCATTGGTAGAACTATCGTCATAATTAATGACAAGGAAGCAAATTTTATAATTTGTGGACACGTGGGTGCTCAATTTTAGATTGACCGCACGACGCAAACACTTTGGGGTGTCTCCCGGGACTAATGCCCGTTCCCTAAAAGAGTGATTTGATAGTGAAGGAATTTTTAAAATTGAGAACATGTTGATTGGTTACGCGCGTTTAGCCGAACGCTACGCTTCAACATGCGCCGTCTGCCTTTCCAAAGACTTGAGGAAAGGAATATACAGACATGATATGGATCTCGCTTACTAGGTGTGTGAGAATTCAAGGCTACAAAAATGGAACCGTGTGGGTTAGCAGCCCCTAAGTTCCAAATAGTATGAAACTACGAATGAGACAAACACCGAGAAGACCTTGGCAGAGCAAGGAACCCCTTTAAACAACATCAATACAGAACATAACACTTGTTCTGTGTCTGACGTGAGAAAATCTTCACTGGATACAATCCTTGAAGACGAAGAGGAGCCCAAATTTTCCTCTGAAGTTCGAAGAAACTTCAAAAATAAACATGTAAGACGCGCAACCTTTCAAGATCCATCTGAAATTAAAGCTTTAGAGGATATGATAGGCGACGTGAATTTCGGTGATAACTGGATTTTGAAAGAAAAATCCAAAACTAAAACCGATGGCATGTCCAAAGCCGAATTAAGACAATTTGTCATAGATCATCAAGCAGACGGCGATCTTGAAATAAACGATGACATTGACATTTGTTTGAAGGAGGCAGCGGTAGGAAAATACCTCAGATCCAAACAAACCCCAGGAAGCAACAACTTTAAGTCTAAAAAACGCATTGCGTTTCTTAAAAGAAGTGCTAAGAGAGCGGCACAAGATGTCGAACCTCACGGCCTCGAACCCCCTCCTGGGCAACAAAGCCGAGATCCACCTGAAAATGGATTTTCAACCCCCTGTGATGAACCACCAGTCAAACTCACGTTAGCTCAAATTGAAAGACGCAACGAACTGGTTCGCATTGCAGACACACCCCCAGTACGTCCTGAATCACCACCTTCAGAATTGTTTGATATGTTGAAAGAATTCAAACTACCTGAAGGATTAAATTCTGAAAACGACTCCGTAGACACTTGGATGTCGTATTTAGAAAATATAGTTATTTTAGGATATCAACTGGGAAAAGCAAAAAGCTTCACGGAAGTTTTCGTTGCCACAATCGCATACATCAAAATGCACACGAAGAAAAGTATCGTCAGAGAGATATTGGAGTTGATCGATACTATTTCTACGTGTGAGGATGATGCTGCCAAGAACCAACCCATGGGTTGGAGAGATATGTCTTGGCGCGATACGAATCAGAAATGGGATTTATTGAAGACTAACACTATCTTCACAAAATTCTCTTTTCTAATGTCGGCGGCAATGTCACTTACAATATGTGAAATGAAAGAAATCAAATGGTCACCTTTCGGACTTAAATTGATTTCAGTTGAAGCTGCCAAGAAACAACTCGCAGCTGTTGACGTGGTTGATGCCCTTATTTCAACCTTCACTTGGTGCGCAGAGACAGGATATCAAGTTTTCAAAGAGAGGTCCTTGCGACCTCTCCTTTATTCTGATCAAAACATGAGAACGTTTAACACTGAGTGTGATTACGTTCTTGCTCACGCTGAGAATGTCCTATCCGGTAACGGAGAAGATGTTCAGAGTTTTGAACAGAAAACTGACAAAGTTATAGCTCGGGTGACCGAGCTTAAGTCAGCAAAACCTGATGGACCAACAGCAATTTGGCTTCAACAACGCTACTCCGAACTTGTAGCCATAAAGTTCAAAATAGTAGCCAAACACAGAAATACCGCAATTCGATTCGCCCCTATAGGTTGGTCGTTAACCGGTTCTTCGAGTGTAGGGAAATCCACTCTTGGTAAGCTTACCATGAAAACCTCTTTGGAGGCTATGGGTTTCGCCTACGACGCTTCACGCATCATCACCAAAGATATGTTTGATGCATATGACTCTTTGTACACCTCTGACGTTCTCGGATTATTTATGGACGACATTGGGCAAGGGAAATCTGCGTTTTGTGAAGTGTCCCCAACAGACATCATTATCAAATTTTTCAATAATGTGGCCGCCACTGCGGTTAAAGCAGAGTTGAATTCTAAAGGTATAGTGTTCATTGGGTTCAAGTGTGGAGTTGTTACTTCCAATCTCGAAGACTTAGGAGCTCGAGAATATTCCAATCGTCCGGAAGCGATTTGGCGTAGGTTTTTCCATGCAAGGGTACATATCAAACCAGAGTATAGAATCCCAGGTGGGGTTTCACTCAACAAAAATCATCCAAATTTGACTAAGCCAGGAGCCAATCTTTGCGAGTCAATTTGGGAAATTGATCTCCAAGAATGCCACATTTTTGAATCCAAAACGGGACAAGACGCATCTTGTTTCCGTGTTCTTTGGATCGACGATCCTCCCGCTGATCTCCTCCCACATCGGAAAAGAGAGAAATATGCGTATGGAACTGGCATTCCGTGCACTAAATTGGACTTGAAAGAATACCTGCAGCTAGTAGTGTATTTGAGTAAGCAACACAGCCTACAACAAGACCGAGTAGTCAATAATTCGAATAACTTTGATGCGATGGCTACTTGTAAAAAATGCTGTCTTCCGGAACCACTATGTGATTGCCCTAAGGAACTTCCAGAAAAAATTGTTCCCATGAGCATGGATGCGCTGACCAACATCATCGTCGATGCGACGAAAATGTCAGTTAAGTCCTACATAGATAGTTGGTTCAAGCCGATCAATTTGTTCAACCGGATATGCGGAGTCCGGCCAGTCAAAGCAATAGCCACTCATGAGTTGAGTAAAGAGATGACATCAGTGTTGAACCACACTGCAACGCCATTTTTAATATCTTTGACACCTGAATGCGTCTTTAGATCATCTGCATTCCAAAAGATGATTGGTTTGTGGCAGCGCTCAGCTGCCACGAACGATCTGCGTGAACATGCCAAATGGTTCCTGAGACTTGGAGTCACAGGAGTGACACTTGGTTGTCTTACGCGCAGTAAAAAGACAATAGGTGCTACAGCTGTAGGCACATGGATGGGTAGCATCATCATGTGGGCTGAGTACCGAGCAAAAGTAAGAGTGTATCAACAAGAATACATGAAACGGAGGGATGCCGTTTCTTCTAGTATTGTGTGCGAAACCAGCACACAAGCAAAAGGAGCTTTTGTAATATCTTCAATTCTAGTTGGACTTAAGTTTTTCCACATGTGGTGGAAACAAAGAGAATTGAACAAAACAGATCCAGCAGCAATGTCACCCGACAGTATAAATTCAGGAGATTCATGGTTTGGAACTATGATGAAGAAACTTGGGGTGACTGTCAGCACAACGCCGACAGCAAAAAATGCCACGCACCAGCAGCTCAAAGACACTTTAATGAAGTCGAATGCTTTTTGGTGCGAGATCTCAGGACCTGGTGAGCACGCAACAAAATGCAACATATTCTTTCCTCGACAGAATGTTGCCTGGTTGCCGAAACATGTTATGTATCGGAAATCAGACATGCACAATGGGGAACTTCTTCCTTGGGTTGAAGTGACAGTATATCGTCACAACAATCCCGGGGGTAAGTTTAAATTCAAGGCAGATCCCAGTGTCTACACGACACTCGATCATTTGGACCTCATATGCATTTACGTGCCCAACTGTCCTTGTCTGCGTGACAAGATCAAATGGCTGCCAACAAATAGGCCGACAGGCCACACAACAGTTACCATGTTGAGTAGGAACAAAGAGAATGAAATTAGCGAAGATACATTCAACGCTGAGATGACTTCTGAAGCAGGACATAAATACAAATTATTTCATGGTGGGAAATACTCTACCAAGCTATCCGTGTTTGGGTCCTGCATGTCCCCCCTCATCCACGTGGATAAGGATCCCTGTATATTGGGTTTTCACATTGGTGGAGACCCTAATGCAGGAACAGGTGTTTGTCAAACCATTACTGTTGGTGACGCGCAAGCGATGCTAACAAGTTTGGGGAAACTCGCGGGAGTTGAATTGTCTTCAATTTCCGAAGAGATTCCGACTATGCAGTATGGGAGACCGATTTTGGCCTCCACTGAAGTCCACCCTTTGTCAATGTGCGCTAGTCTCGACGAGGAGGCGTACATAGACGTACTAGGATCTACACACAAACGATCAATGATGAAAAGTTCAGTTGTAGAATCAGTTATTTCTAAACATGTAGAAAGTGTTATGAAATTTCCTAGTGTGTGGGGACCACCTGATTTGATTCCTAACTGGAAAGCTTACAATGCGACATTGGAACATCTAGTCAATCCCTCTGACATGTTCATCCCTAAGGAGTTGGAGCGGGCCCGCCAAGATTGGTTGGGGCCTTTGCTTACTCTTATGGATGGGTACCACACCGATGAAGATTTCCGTCCCCTGAAAGGACGTGAAATAGTTATGGGTATAGAAGGAAAGAGATTTCTAGAACCGATGAAGATGTCAACAAGTATGGGATTTCCCGTGTTTGGTCCAAAAAACAAGTTTTTCAGAGACATTTACGAAGGTGGTAAACTAATAGACCGAGAGTTAAGTCCTTTAGTTAAGACAGAGTATCTTAGGATTAAATACTGTCTTCTTTCAGGAAAGCGCGCATATCCTGTTTCATGTGCTACTCTCAAAGACGAACCGACTGATGGACCCAAAGTTCGCGTGTTCCAGGCTGGAGCTGCGGCTTTTGGAATGCTCATTCGTGAGTATTTCCTACCAGTCGCACGGTTTCTCTCGCTACATCCCTTAGTAGCGGAGAGCGCTGTAGGCATCAATTGCTTCTCACCTGAGTGGGAAGAAGTAATGGGCCATACAACGCGATTTGCTGATGACAATAAAGTTATCGCTTGGGACTATTCCAAATATGATGTTCGGATGAACTCCCAGATGACAAGAGCCGTTCTTAGCTCCTTTATTGATTTGGCCGAGCGTGGTGGTTATGATGATGAATCATTGACTGTCATGCACGCTATGGTAAACGATATCACCCATCCCTTGATCGATTGGAATGGTACGTTAATCATGGCCTACAACATGAATACTTCTGGAAATAATATTACAGTGAATATTAATGGAACTGCTGGTTCTTTGTATGTTCGCTTGGGGTTTTTTCATGTATATCCAGAAGCAGAAAATTTTCGCACACACGTGGCAGCGATCACGTATGGCGATGATTTCAAAGGCAGTGTGCATCCCTCGAAGAGAGACTTTAATTTTGAGTCCTTTAAGAGATTCCTTGCGGAATATGGGATGAAGATCACACTACCGGACAAGTCTACAGATGTAGTTGAGTTTATGAATGATGATGAAGCTGACTTCCTTAAGCGGAATTCAGTGTTCATCCCTGAAATTAATAAACATCTTGGGTGTTTGGATGAGAATTCCATTTTCAAATCTCTCCATGCCAATAGAAAGTCCAAAACGGAATTGCCCGAAACTGTTGCAGCTAGCTGCATCGAAACTGCTATGCATGAATGGTTTGCGTTTGGTCGCGACCATTACAACATGCGTGCAAAACAAATGAAGGAGGTTTGCGTTCTAGCAAACATCCCCGTTCCAGCTGTCCATATTACCTACGATGAGCGGGTAGACAACTGGAAGAATAAATATGGTTCATTTTAAATGCTTGCGTATATACATTACATTTTACATATTTTTACATATCTACATATATACACAATTTTTCCTTTCCAAATACAGCGTACGACAGATCCGCACAGTCTTAGATCTTCAATACACAGTGAAGAAGCCACTCAACAGCTTCTAGACCCGGACAGGTCGCTTTGGCATGAAGCACACCACAATGTGCCTTTAGCCGAACCAAATCAGCAAAAACAGCAAAACGTAACATTTGTTGACGAAATGCCGGGGGACGAGGTGGATTACAATTCCACTCTTGATCCCTTGCGTGACGCAGCAATGACCCAAGACGCAACACTCGACGAGTTTTTCTCACGTCCGTTGCGCATCTTTTCCACCAACTGGCAAGTTGGTGCCTCATTGAACGAAGAAATTTTTCCGTGGGCTTTATATTTTAGCAACCCACTTGTTTCTAATCGTATAAACAACTATAAACTATTGACTGCAGAGTTATGTATTAAAGTTGTTATCAATGGTAACGCATTTCATTATGGACGTGCCATGTTATCGTACACACCTTTCGTAGGGTATGATGACTTGACACGCTTGCGTGACATTCAAGCGGAATTAGTAGAGCATTCACAAAGACCTAAAGTCTTTATTGATCCAACCACTTCGCAAGGTGGCTGTTTGACCTTGCCTTTCTCATGGTGGCAAAACGCTCTCGATATCACCACAGGTACGTATGATGGTGAGTCGGTTGATAATGATTGGTACAGAATGGGAGTGTTGATGTTGAAGCATATAAATTTGCTTAAACATGCGAATGGAGCAGCTGACAGTGCTACCATTGACATTTTCGCATGGGCGAAGAACGTTAAGTATGCCATCCCAACGGGAAGACCTTGCGTTCTTTTGTCCCCGCAATCACTTATAGAACCCATGGCCGCTGATGAGTACACAGGAACCGGAGTCATATCTCGGCCTGCTACCGCAGTTGCCAATTTTCTTTCTAAAGTGAAAGTACCAATGCTGCAAAACTATGTTACAGCAACTGCAATGGCCGTTAAACTGGTCGGTGCAGTTGCCTCTATGTTTGGGTATAGTCGACCGATGATGTTACAATCATCCCGATATCAACCTAATACCAAACATAACATGGCTTCATCCAATTTAGAGGATGATGCAGCAAAGTTAACCGTAGATTCCAAACAGGAACTTACGATCGACCCCACGATATATGGAATTGCTCCCATGGACGAAATGGATATCCAATTCATTGCGTCCCGGGAATCCTATTTAGCCACGTTTAATTGGGCTGTTTCTTCAGTAACAGCTCCTCCCGAGGCTTTGTTGTGGAATTCTATTGTTGATCCAATCAACGCCGTCACCTATTCTTCAGGTGGTGGCGAAGAAATACACATGCCAGCAGTGATGTTCGCTTCTGTCCCCTTTAACAGATGGCGAGGATCACTTAAATACCGTTTCCAAGTGGTATGTAGTAAGTTCCATAGGGGTCGTCTTAAAGTGGTGTACGACCCAAGTGGTACACAGACTAATGCTGAATACAATTCAGCCTACACTTCCATCGTTGACATTTCAAACACAACAGATTTCGAAATAGTCGCTGGATGGGGCCAAGCCACCACTTATAGGAAAATGAATGACATCACCAATCCCATGACTTTTAATATGAACACGACACCTATCGACTATGATTCGTCGTCGTTCGATTACGGTAATGGGACAATAGCAGTGTATGTGGTTACAGAATTGACTGTACCCAACACTACCGTTGATAATGACATTCAGATTAACGTTTTCGTCTCGGCTGGAGACGATTTCGAAGTGGCAATGCCAACAGGAGAACGATTAACTCGCTTACGCCTTCGTGGCGAAGCTGAAGTACCGCCGCAAGCACAAGCTCGCATGGCGGAGGACAATCCGTTTAAGAATATAGAACCAATGTCCGAAGAAAATTCTACTCCTGCAAATGATTCCATGGGTATATCCGAGGGTCCAACAACAGTTGAGACTTTTGGAAATTCCATACCAATCACAGATCCAGCCAACCTGATGCATTTTGGTGAATCGATCCGAAGTTTTCGACAACTTCTTAAACGATATAACCAACATGAAACCATCTCTCCCTTTACCAAATCAGGCGGTAATGTAGATGGTCAGAATCTTTTGAAGATTCAAAGACCATCCCTTCCTTTTGAGCCAGGTTATGCCCCTAAGTGGGACATTTCCCAACCTTTCACTGTTCCTAACGACATTTCTGGTCGTGGTTACGCCTATTCTTTAATGACCACGATGAGGTATTTGTCTACAGGATATGTAGGTTGGAGAGGTAGCATTCGCTATATGGTTGATTTATCCGCTCTCGGTTGCGGATGCAAGGCCCTTGGGCCTGTGTCTGTAACTCGATATTCCGAGTGTACACCTGAAACAGAAACTTCTAATGTTCTGCCTCCCTCAGGTAACCAAGGTCAGCGGTCTCAACTCATTGCTTATGACGATGTGTCAGGACAAGAAGGTTTTATAGTACAAAACACTTCTCTCAACGAAACCATGTGTTTCGAAGTACCCTATTACTCCGAAAGACGGTTTTCTCCAGCACGGTCCCTTACCAACTTTGACAGAGTTGCTCCCAATTATGGCCCATGTTGGAAACTACGATTTCCTTTCTTTATGAAAACTGCGGAATTACTTCCATTATCCAATTCAGCAGTTAGAACATACGTAGCAGCAGGTGAAGATTTCTCTTTTGGATTCTTCATCGGTGCTCCAACGTTCTTTTACGAAGGAATCCCCCCCGTTTAAATGTCACGAGAGCCCGTGACATACGCCTATGGCGTTCAGACTTTACAGTATCATTCAGCACAATGAATTTTCCTCAACTGTGAAGTTGGGGTTTTATTTGTGCTCAATTTAATATACTGAGAGTCTAGGGAACTGCCTGCAAAACATTTTGTGATTTGCAAGCAGTAGTGCTAATCATTCCGGTCCCCTTTTGGCCGCATTGATTCCATG